CCCTGCAATTCGTTCACCATTCTGAACGGGAACCCAGATAGCATCTCGGCCCGTTCCTCATCCGTTTTTGACGGGAAGAGGTATTTCAGTGCCTCAATGCTATCAACACCTAATTCTTGCAGATTTCGAACAACAATGGAGTTGTTCAGAATATCTTGCGTCGAATCTTCGTAAACGGGACCCAGCCAACGCCACTGGACGGTGACATCGCCATCTGGGATAAGGCCTAAAACACCGGGAGGAATTTGCTGTGTTTTCAGGCAAGCCATCATGAGTTGTTTGACCTGATCTTCAAACATGCTCATGGCGTCTTCGTAAGCCATTAAGTCTTCAGGAGATGCCGTCTCAGGCAATTCCAGGGGTTTTTCGAGACCTGCTGCAGCAGCAAGGGTGTCACGGAAAAGACGTTCTTCTTGGAAAATAATTAATTCCAAGCAACGGCAAACACCGTACGTATAAATAGAAATTGCTTTTTTCTTAGATGTTGCAGAAACGCGTCCAAAGAGGGATTTATATTCAGTTGCCGTAACACCAGCTGAAATAGACAGTTCATCCACACCGCCTAATGCCGTGCGAATTTCTTCGCGGTATTGACGAGCAAAAGAATTTTGGTCACCAGTAATAGCGTCGGGAACGATATAACCAACTCGGTCGTTTGGCTCCAGATTTGCAATAACTCGTGGAACGCGCAGTTGACCATCAACGCCGCGATAAATGGGGTCTGCTTTAAAGCGTGATTGGCTTAACGCGCCCGCACCAGTAAAACCAGAGTTGGCCGCAATAGACGGACGCTGCACAACAGTTTCGCCGCCAGACTCCATCAAGTCTGTCTTGGGACGAGACGAAAGCAGTGTTGGATTACCAAAGAACTGCACATTTTTACGCATGGTGCGAACCATGTCGTCATGCGTGCAAATATGATTGGCTAAAGCGTCAAATTCACCAACACCTTCTGTGGAAAAGCCCTTGGCATTATTGAAAATTTCAACGCAAGGAATAAAGCCAAGAGTATTCTTAAATGTTTTAGTGCGCCCTGGAACCGACTGATAATTTGTATCGAAAGAAATTTCACCTTCTGAGTGTGTTTCCTCAATTGTTTTACGTTTAATTGATAAACGAATATAACGCTTGACGCCACCACGTCCCATGCCAATCGGACCAGAGACATTGCTCATTTCAATGTCTTGCTGGAAGCCCATCCCTTGACGAACTTTATAGCTGTAAATAATGACGACTTCGTCTAGCTCGCCATCAATGTTGTAAAAACTTCTGTATTCATGCTTCCGGAAAAAGTACATCCGGTAATTATTTTGCGTTGGCCGCAAATAAAAAAGCCCCTGGCCGTCGCACAGGAAATAATCCCAGATGGAATCCAGGCGCGTATCAAGCTGATTGTATTTAATTACACGGTCAATAAAGTCTTTGCGCTGGTTGCCAAAATTGTCTTGCGCAGGAAAAAATTCGACACCCTGACGGATGCCGAACAATTTCATCTGTGCAAGATGTGCTGCAACAATGCCAGTATCAATCGATGCTCCACCGTCTTTTTCAAGGTAGGAGTCGATGATTTCTTTGAGTCTGGCCTTTGCGTCCCCAGCCATCAACTATTTGCCTTTTTATCTTTATTGATCTTAGCAGTCTTCGCTTGCTTCTTCAGGCGAAGCCACTTGTTAAAAAACAAAAGCTCAGCTGGCGAATAAAGTTCAGGATGGCGGAGCGCTCGTTTAACAAGTTTTTTAGTTTTCATTTTGCCTCCTTATAGCGTTTAGCTGCACGTGCAGCCTTGCCCGCTTTTTTAGCCGATTCTGTATTTGGAATAAATTGTTTGCCTTTCTTGCTACCTTCTCGTTTTTTGCGATCAGTTTCTTCTCTTTCTTCTTTAGACAAAGAAGCCCAGGCGCTTTCCGGTAAATACCGTTTTGTATATCCCTTTTGTATCGCCTTGTCAGCAGCCATTAATTTTTACTGTCCTTATATTTTTTAGCGGCAGCTTTTGCCTTAGAACGTTTTTCGTATTCGTCTTTAGTCATCCACTTTTCTTTTCCCCATTTCTCCAAGGATTTTTGCTTCTCCCCTTTTCCCCCACGGTACCCGCCACCAGCCTTTTCATACTCCTGGGCAAGGAGCTGAGCCTTACGTGCTGACCACTGGCCGGGCTTTCCACCCTTGCTGCCAGCCATAACGCGATCTTTGATGCGTTCGCGTAGCTCAGGTTTTGTATATTTGGCGTCTTCTTGTGCCATTAGTAAACCATTTTATTTTGGAATCCTTGGGGTGTAAGTCTCGGGTCTATTGGAGCAGAGCGCATGCGCTTAAGTCCTTCGTACTCGGCCTTGTTTGCATCCAAGGGGGTTTGCGAACCTGGAAGCAAGATAGGTTTTCCGTACATAGGGTGTCCTGGAGGATAGGTAAGGTCCACTGCACCCTCCATACCACTGGGATAACGGCCCGGGGCTTGAGCAACTAAAGATTCTGTTTGACTTCCAAATGGAGTAGTTGCCTTGGGAAGATATTGTTCGCGGAAGTTCGGAGGAATCGGGCTACCTTGCTGTAATAAACGAGCTTTTTCCTCAGGAGTCAATGGAACATTAGGCGCACCGCCATAAGGGCGTTGAGGTTCGCCTTGCGGAGCAGCTTGTCCAAGTTGAGGACCTTCAAAGAACTGAGCATTGGCAAGACCACCCATGTTTCCTACGGCACCAGGGAGATTGCTGGAACCAAAAGCCATTGGAAGCTGGGGGCCACTACCGGGCATGATGCCGCGCTTCATTAACTCTTCATTGAGCTGTTGATTTTGCTGTGTACCGCCTTCATATAAGCGACGTAACTGCTCACCGGAGCGGCCACCCAGAGCGCCTGCACCGCGACGAATATCAAAGCTGGGACTACCCGCGAGTAAATTTCCGGGAGCGCCGGGGACGTTGCTTTCTCCGCCGTAAAACATGTCTTTATCCCTTTTTTCGTATTCTACTCTTCTATAACTTCGTAACCAGCGGAATCGTTGACTTTGCTCAAAATGATGCCGTTACCGCGAACATCCCAATCAAGTACATCGCCTTCTTGCCAACCCAACTCTTCGATTAATTCGTCAGGAAGAGTAATGAATTGTTCCCCGTTTTCGTCTTCCTCGACTTCAAGGATGTAACTCATTTTGACAAAAGCTTTTCCATAAGCTTATCAAGCTTATCGTTTATCTGTCTAAAATTATTATGCATCTCCTGGATCTCGCGCAAAAAATCAACCTTTAGAACGTAGTCCAAAGGCATGCGATTAATTTGATCTTCCAAAATGTCAATCCTGCGTTTTTGAGAACCAGTGTAATCAAAGGCTTGTTGAAGACGTTCTCTTTGTCTTTCCAATAGTTTGTTGGCAACCCAGGATCCACCTGTTACAGCGGATACGACCGCCGTAATGCCAATGGCAAGATATTCGGGCCCCACGACAAAAATGCTTTTTTTCAATTCTAAATTTAGTAATCAATATGTAGCTGTCCTTTTCTCGCCAAACCTGTAACAAGCCAAACGAGGGTTCAAGACAAACGTTGTTCATAGGTTTTTATCCGATGACAATTTGCGCACAACACTTGGCATTTTTCTATCTCCGCTTTTAATGACGCAACATTTGTTGTATGCATTTTGGCAATGTCACGGCGTTTTTTTGTCGGATCCAGATGATCAAAATCTAAGGCTGCATGGTGCTCGTCATATCCACATTTTTCGCAACCACGTTTTAACTTTTCTTCTTTAATTATTTTGGCATTGCGTCTTTGTGCTCGCTTAGCCGCTTCTCGGCAACTGGCTTCTCTTTTGGCCCAGGCTTCTGGGCTAAGCCAATTTATCTGATATGTCCCGTCTTTATTAATTCTTGATTTTCGTCTATAGGCTAAAAAAATTCTCCCGTCGGGTCCGGTTTCCCCGTATTTCCAGGGTTTGCCTGTTTGCGGATTAAGTCGTTCCATCAATAATCAATATGTAGTTGACCCTTGCGGGCAAGGCCCGTCACCAACCATACTAACGCGTCAACCGTGTCATCATGACCACTTACTCCGAAATTTGTGAGTTCCTCGAAGAGATTTGTGAAGTTACGGAACCGATTGAAAATAATTTTGCGGTCTTCAAACATGCCCATGATTCCTCGGAAACGTGCCAACTTATCTGCACGGAATCCTTTGACTGGATGCCAAATCAAGTTGTAGAGACCTTCGTTATTGAGGCAGACCCGTTTGAAGTCGGCTTCGAGAGAGGCCTGATATTGAACAGCTTCTGACCAAATGTCGCACGTGGAATAAGTGGGGAAATAATTACCGTTATCATCACGTCCAATTACAGACCAATCATTAAGCAGTTCTTTAAGAGCATCCAGTTTTTCCAGGTTACCCATGACACGAATGCGTCTGTAATCAATAATGTGAATACGATCTCCGATGCGACCGCCCAGGATCATGACCGTGTAATCATTCTTTTCTTTGGTGCCAGCGGAAAGGTCAACACCAATGCCAAGCGTGTCAAACTCCGTTGAAATCTCAGCTTTAACAATCAACTCAGGTGCCAAAGATAATTCGTTTTGACGAACAATTTGGTTCATGTACTGAAACGAAAAAGCAATCGGTGCTTGCCGTTTTTTCTCTTTGAGATATTCCAATGACCACATCTCGGGCCAATACGATTGTTCTTCACCTGTCTTGGAATCATTATTGATAGCAGAAAGAACAATCTGCATCCAATTGTTTTGCTCATTGAATGTCGTAGCGTGAATATCATCATGCCTGAAGCGCGTACCAAGGCAAATGGCGCGAGCGCCTTCGAACATGGTGGGAGCGATCACCGCGTTCCAGTTTTCCTGCATCTGTTTTCGGATGTCAGGGTTGGAAATGTCTGCCGCAGATTTAATTGCGTCATCAATCATGACCAGGTGAGAACGCTTAGAAGTCACAGAGCCTTTAAGGCCCGCAGCACAAAGGGTGAATTGCTCATCACCCGTAGTATCAATTCCAGCAAACTTATGATCAATAGACCAGTACTCATTACTGGTCACGTTTTTCATTAAGCGAACAGTGGGAAAAACTTCTTGATACCGCTTGCTTTCAATAATGCGTTTAATCGTTGCAGATTTAGAACGTGCAATATCAACCGTGTAAGACAAATAAAGAATTTGGAGGGGAAGTTTGGCTTGAGTATGAATGCCAATGGCCCAGGCGGTAAGCAAACCAAGAACCGTGGATTTAGCAGAACCTCGTGGAGCAAGAAGATCAATATTGGGGCCAGCAATCTTAATAAGACAATTACTGTCTTCATTTGTTACAAAGTGACGATGCCATTCTTTGTGATGTGTAGCCGGTGGTTTATCTGCAACGTACTCACAAAAATAGGCAAAATCTTCCCGCGCTAATGCCAGGGCGTCTGCATTGCGTGGTGTACGGATTTGCTGGCGACGTGCCGCTGCTTTTGCATTGCGACGGTAAGCAAGATGCGTATAGCTGGGCACGATAACAATTCAGACAATAACCGAATGCTATCTTATTTCTGCTCTTGTTTGTTCTTCTTTTGCTCTTGATACTTACGAGCTTTATCTAAAGCAGCTTTACGCTTTTCCTTATCCGACATCTCAGTGCCGTCTTCTTTCTTGGCTTCTTTCTTTTTAAAGTGTTCCAGAAGCTCAGGAGGCATCTTGCCTTTAGCCATCAATCCCGACCCCCAAGGCCACGGCGAATACGATCAACCATCATTTGATACTCAGCTGTGCCTTCAGCTGGGAAGCGGCGCGCACGACCCGGCGCAAATTCAATACCGCCACGGGGAGCTGTAACACCGACTTGAGTGGGGCCTGGTTCAACGCCAGGTGCCATGGCTGCTTCACCAGTTTGAGGCGCAGCTTCACGTTGACGAATGTTTTCTTGACGCATACGAATGCCTTCGCGAGCAATTTGACGCTGACGAGCATCAGCCATGTTCCCTTGTTGTGCGCCCATTGATATAAATGTTTTTATTTAAAACTATCCTAACTGAATTATTCTTCGAGTTGCATACGTGCCCACACACTCATTGTTGCTTCTTCCAGGGGAATTTCAATGGGGTCGTCTTTAAAGATAAACATCAACTCACGAATGGCACGATCAGCCCCCGCCATCAACAACCCTTTGCGATCCTTGGTACTTGTAAATTTCTCAATTTGATCAATATGACCCCTAATTTCTTTTTGCATAGAAGCAATACGTGCGACTCCAGCATCTCGCTTGACAACGCCGTTTTCTACATCTTCACGTAACTTACGAACATCCTCCTGCATCTCATCGATTTCATACAGGAGTTTCTTGCGATGATCCGGTTTTTTATAATTATCTTTAACCCAAAGTTGACACGCAGTAATTGTTCCCTTGTAACCAAGGAAACGCGAGTAGAGATAAATTTCAATTAAAGAGTAATTTTCTGCAGCAAAAGCGCAGAATGATTCTTGGGTTGATGCGTCTAAATTGTCAACCCAAGCATCAAATAACTCAATATCGATAAGCTCGTTGGGCCTGACCGTAGTCCCTGGCTTCGTCCCGTTCTTTGAATTGCTGCGACTGCTCGGAGGAAGTGCGCTGTTCTGTGGCACCTTTACCGATAGTTTCTCGTTCTTGCTCACCAGCAGTCTCCATTTTCTTCTTGGAAAATTCGTAAGCTACACCAGCAGCCTGGCGGTATTTGTCTAGGTCGAACCAATCTTCGACATCGACTTGTCCGGCGGGAACACTACTGGTCATGGCTTACAAATTTTACAAGAAAAAATCAGAAGTTGCTCATCATCGAAGCGAGGCCCTGAGCAAAGATATCGCGACGGCTCTCCAGGGATTTTTGACGGGTTTGACGACCCTTAGAAGCCTCCAAACGATTCAGAAGCTCCTCAAACTTATTGATGTTGAAATAATCTTCAGTGCCGGACTGACCGACGGGAACAGAACTTGTCATGGCTAATTAGAAATTGCTCATCATGGAAGCAAGGCCCTGAGCAAAGATGTCACGGCGGCTCTCCAGGGATTTTTGACGGGTTTGACGACCCTTAGAGGCCTCCAAACGATTCAAAAGCTCTTCGAACTTATTGATGTTGAAATAATCTTCAGTGTCGGTTTGACCGACGGGAACGGAACTGGTCATGCCTATCTTGCTGGGACTAACGTAATTATATCAAGCCCATTCTTTTAGAAACTGAATGAGCCAACTAATTGTTGATAAATATTGCCCTGTGCGCCAATCTTTGCAATCTCTTTACCGCCTTCGTTTTTCAACTTCTGCGTTTCTTTGTCAATTTCACCCTGAAGATTAGTCAGGCCAGCACTGTAAAGATACTTGCGTGTTTCGCGCACATTTTGAAGCTGTTCTTCAATTTCGGCTGGGGTACCTTGGAACTGATCAGCAAACGTGGGAAGCTCAACCCCTGCACGCCCTTTGGTTGTTTCCGCATAAGTCGGAAGCAAATTTTTATCAAACGTAAAATTACGCTTGCCTGTTTTTTTGCCGGATTCATCGACAGTCTGTTTGCCAAACATCGTGTCGTAATAGTTGTCCAGGTAGCTCTGATTGAATTTTTCCTGGTATTCCTGGCTCTTGGAAAGAGAATCACGCAAATCCTGAACAGAGCTGTAATAGCCCTGTTGAAAGCGCTCCATGGCTTTACCCTTCTCTTCCTCCGTTGCTTGGCGTCCGAGAAGTTCTTCGTAAGCAGCACTAACCCCCGTGGCGCGGCGGCCAGGGAGAAGCTCTTCAGTGTAAACCTTGGTTAAAGAGGCAACATCTTGCTCGGGCGGAGCAAGCTCATACTTGGCGGCAAAATCACGCAGTTGACCAGTGGCATCCGAATAGCTAATTAAGCCTTGACGTAATTGCGACTCAAGACCTGTACGAAGACCTGTATAGCCAGCGGCACCAGCAGCCTTGCGAGCCTCTTCTCGATCACTAGCTTCTTTTCTTTCTTGTGCAGCCCGTGTCTCTGCAGCTTCTTCTTTGCGTTGTTGATATTCTAAAAATTTTGAAAATGTATTGTCCGGCGCCGGTGGCGTATATGTAACATTTGTGCTGTCATACAATCCCATCTTTACTCTCCCAGCTTCTTTTTAAATAAAAAACGCATTGTGGCGTTTACTTCTTTCATCTTATCGTGACCTTGCGTGAGAAGAGCCACTAAGGGAAGAATTTCATTGATATAGTCTCTTAATACATGCGCATAAATTTGATCGGTTTCATCGCCTTCTTGCAAAAAATTGCTTGCCTCCCAAGCGTTCCACATTGCAAGATGCTGTGAAAATAAAAAATCCTGATGTTTTAAATAAAATTTATTAGAAGGAATTTTTATAAATAGAAGTTCAATTAAAGTTAAGAAATTATTTTGAGTTAAATTTGTAAATTCATCAAAAATATCATCGGCAATTCGAGCGCAATATGCAAGAGCCTTTAAATATTCAAAGGCTTCAACATCAGAGCCAGAGGCCAACTCTAAAATAAAAGATAATTTTTGTTCGTTTTCAACGCGCTCTTCGACAGTGCTCATTCGTTGACGAGTAAATTCTTTTGCTGTTTAAAGTTTATACAAAATATGTACCAACTTCACGTGGTGCAATACGACCAAACATACCAGCCATGCCTGCCTCCCGTTCGGCTAAGGCACGTTTTAAAGCCTCTCGATTTTCGCGTTGCCGCAATTCACGCGCTTCGGCAGAGCCCTCAAGACCAGTCAGCGCACGACGAAATTCCATTTCTTGTGCACGTGTCCTTTCGGCTAAAGGCCCCGTTTTAAACATTGCCGCTTCTTTTTCACGGCCAAAAGCAATGTCGCCGCCAGCACCTGCAGCAAAAAGTGGCCCAAACATACTGGAAGCCAGTGCCCCTTTTGCTTGCTCTCGACCTTCTAGCATTGCTGCATTTTGCGCAGCAAGTTGAGATTGAGCAATACTAGCAGAAGTCTGAGCTTGATTTAAACCACCAAACAGATTGACGCCCGCGCTAATAGCACCAAGACCAAGAAGAGTGGGATCAAACATACTTTTGCCTGCTATTTTTCCGCTCGCTCCAAAGAACGAAGGTAATGAACTTTCGTAAGCCCAGCTGTTCATCGTTCACTTATTCTAACTAAGGTAGCTCTGGGGCTGGAATTGATAAGAGGTGAATTGAGCCCGAGGATAATTAGCAAGCGTTGTTGCTAAGGCTTCTGTTGCGCTTCTAGCACCAAGGAGATTCAACATTGCTTGATTACCAAATGCTTGTGAAATGCCCTGAGGAATATCAAAAAGCATTTTATATTTTCCCGCTTCTTTCATTTGCTCTTTTTGAAACCCTAACGTATCTTCCAGAATTTGTTTCCGGAGTACGGGGTCATTATAAATAGCCTGGATGTCTTTAAGACCGGCAAAAAGCTCTGCTGTTTCGCTCTTTGCAGGTTTAATTCCAGATAAACCAGTGCCAATAAAACCAGAAAGAGCGTTGCCTTCTAATCCTGCTTTTTTACCTTCACCTAAAAGATAGGTGTAATTTCTAACGTATTCTTGCGGGTCCATGATCAACCCCGATACTGGAATGCGGAAGAAGCGTAAGGATTCGCAGCGGTCAACATTGTTCTCGTTGTGTCACCAGCCTGGGCTTGCGCTCCACTTGCAAGTTGAGCCGTATAAAGTTGACGATTTAAAGCACCTGTAATTTGACCAGTTTGTTGATTTAATTGCATCTGACGCTGCATATCTGCATCACGAAATTGGTTAGAAATGGGAAGCATTTCTCGAGCAATATCAACTTGGCTACGGCCAGTAATCTGCGAAAGCTGTTGAATTTTAGCAATATCTTCATCACTAAAGCCAACACCTTTGGAGCCCATACCAGGGATACCGGTCACACCAGGAGATTCACCGCGAGCCATTTCACGTTGTTGCGCACCACCCAACAGTCCTTGTGCAGCCTGTGCAGCACCGCCAGCCACGGCGCCAGTCACGCCGCCACCAATAGCACCACCAAGAAGACCACCTGCTAAACGAACGCCTGCGCCAAGAAGCTTGCCTCGCGTACCACCTTTTTCTAAGCCGCTCGCAATACCACCAACAAGTTGAGAGCCCAGCAAACCACCGCCAATTTCACCCACGCCTTGAGCGATCTGTCCTTGTGCAAGGCTGCCAGCGCCATACAAAGAAGGGAGGCCCATGCCGGTAATCCGGGCGCCCATGGGGCTACTAACAGCAGTGGCTGCACCACGGACACCTTGTTTAAGTTGCTCAGGAATTAACCCTGCCCGAACTTGATTTAAAATGGACTGAAAAGGATCGTAAACAGCCAAGGGACCGCCTTGGGGAATTCGTTCTTGAGCCATCTATTTTAGATCTTGATAAATTAATTTTACCAGGCTACATGTTTTGCTGGTACTCAATTGTTGAAGGCAGTTTTTCAGGACTATTGTTCATGGAAGCAATCGCCCGATTAACTAAATTACCAGCCAGCGCACCTGCTAAAGAACCAGTCAATGTAATACCAGCTTTAGCCCGTGTTCTTAAGGGTGCACGCCCTTCAACCGGCTTGAAGGCTTCTCTTGCTGCAATAGCACCACCGGCTAAGGCACCTGCAGACTGCAGACCAACGGGGAAACCAACAATTCGAACCTCGGGATAACCTTCAATATTTTCCATTGTCCCTTTCACAATTCCTAAACCAAGTAAGCCGCGATCTTGATACTGGTTTTGCAAAACATTTTTGTATCGCTCTGGTGTAAGACTTGGAATGTCTTGCTTAGCTGTTTCGTATTTCAAAGGTTCGCCGCGCCGGCCCAAGAAAAACCGATCAAATAATTCCATGCCAGGCTCCGCTGTTTCCCTACGATCTTCTGAGCCTGGTTCAGCATAACGTTGAGCATACCCCTTGGGACGAAAAAGTTCGCCAGGATTTGTAATGTCGAATGTACCCAGAGAAGCCGCTACCGGTGCAGTAATACCTAAAGTAATTGCTGCACGTTTAGCCGGATTTTGAATATCACCTAATTGCGGAACAACTTGTTCAATAGCTTTTTCGGCAAGCGCCATTGGATGGTTGTAACGCCAATAAAACTGACGTGTAGAGTCAGTGCCAACATCAGTCAATAAACGTGCTGAATAAGCACCAAGAAATTCACCCGGTTTTGTAAGCGGTTGATTGATAACTTTTACACCTGCATCCGTTACAGCTTTTGTACCTTGGCGTATGGCTTGATTAAAACGCGGATCTAAAACACTATGACGATAATCGGGAGGCCGTACTACAACGTTTTTAACAATTTCGGGCTGAGCCCGATAATTCATGTAATCCAGTGCTGCTTGCCAGCCTGTTTTAATATCCTGAATTAAATTCATTGCACTACCCGCTGAGGAAGTCCTTGTAATTGATAAAGGGTTCCATCAGCTGTATACGGCATATACATTTGATTTAATGCTTCTTGTTGACCAAGTTGTTGCTGTTGTGTAACTTGTTGATTCATGTCTTGCTGTTGTTGCATTTGCATAAACATAGGTTCTAATACAACAGGTGCAGCGATACTTCCGGCAAGCATGGCAGCATGTTGAGCGACGCTTGGCTCATAAGTTTTAGAAAGAACGTCTTGGGGAATTGTTTTGCGACCAGCGTATTTTTCTAAAGCTTCTTGAGGAACATAACCGCGATATTTACCAGCCATTTGTGGTGCAAATTTACCAATTGCACGGGCACCTCCAAAACTTAAACCAAGATCAGCGGCACCAACAGCAACGCCTGCAAGTGGGTTGCCTGTTGCAAGTGCACTTAATCCACCAGTGAGAAGGGCCCCAGGGATAGATGCAGAAATTAACTCGGAACCACCTTGCCCAGCTAAACGAGCCGCACCTTTAACCACAGGTGATGCCGAAGACATACGAGCAGCACGTTGCAAAAGAGCAGGATTATTCAATAAAGCACCGGCTAATTTAAACATTTCTTCGTTGCGTTATTTGTATTTTATCTGTGGTTACCTTTAATCTTTACGCGGAGCATTGTTTGCTTCTATTGGTTCTTCATCAGCTGTTTGCTCACCTTGGTTAACTTCGGCTTGCGCTTGTTCTTTTTTAATAAGGCCTTGACGATCAAGCAATTGGGCAATCGACGGTTTATCTTCAACTTCATTCTCAGCACGTTTTTCGGCAATCGCCATTAAGTAACCATTGGGATCAGGATTGCGAAGACGTGGCATGGGATTTTTGGCTGCGTTGCCAGGATTCATAGTCGGGCTAATTTTATAAGCCTCAATCCACTCAGGATTGAAATCCGGTTGATCTTGAGGACGTTGAGGTGTTCTGGCACGACCTTCGTTAAAGTCATAATCCATTGGACGGTTAAACCTACCAAGTCCCTCAAAAACTTGATAATTTTGATCTAAATTTTTAGTGTCAAAAAACGGAGTGTTACTAACAAAATTAAGATCAGGGTTGAGAGTAACCTTGCGTGTCATTGAACGCTTTAAAAGATCGCGTTCATTAAACCGTGATGGGTTCCAGGGATAGTCACCAGTTTCTGGCTTGGCCCGAAACAAATCATCAAAATCCAAGCGCTTGCCAATTTCACCGCGCCGATTAAATGGATTTTGAATGTAACGACCTAAGTCCAACCTGGCATCTTTAGCCATCAATACTTAGCCCTTTTTCTCGTTTTTTTTCTTTTTCAATTTTACCAGCGTCTGGCGAAGACGTGCTTGTTTTACAGTGCGCTCATCATATTTTTCAGGATTAGACAAAACATTTTCCTGAAGTTGAGCAGTTGTAATACCTTTCTTTTTGGCTTTAGCAGTAAAGGCGCCTTCCTTCATCTCCATGCCTTGAATCCACTTCTTTTCTTTCTTTTTTTCAGCCATAATTAAATTTCAAATTTACCGTGACGGTTTATTTTTTGACGCAAAGGTTGTGATTGGCCCAAAGCGCTAATTCCCCGCTCTTGCATTATTTTATCAAGGAATGCTTGAGCTTCTTCTGGTCGACCAGATTGCTGCAATAAACGCAACTGTCTTGAAATATCAAAAGCTTCACGGGCGGCTTCAAGGCGTGTTGGAGGTTGTGTTCCATACCGTCGATAACCACCGCGAGCTTGCGTTGGTTGTGTCATTGCTTCTTCTGTATAAACAAAACCTTCAGGTGTTTGAGTTGCCGGGTCATCAACTCCAGGAATAAATTTTCTAGGAGTTGTTACGCCGCGTTCTTCTCCTTCAGTTTTAATGACTTTACTGGCTTCTACGGCGCCAGCACCAAAACCTGGTGTACCTGCGGTACCGGGAGCTTGTTCGCCATAAATGCCAACTCCTGGGCGCCCTGTCATGCCACGGTAAGAAGTCCTTGAGGCAGGACGAATCATTACTCCAGGTTGCACTTGACGCGGTTGAGCACGCAATTCACCGGGATCAACTTGTTCTTCTAAAAAACCCACCTCTTCTAAAGCTTTAAGCTGACCTGAACGAGAGGCTTGTTCTTCTGAAAATCTTTCTGCTTCTTCTACATTTCCATAACCTTTAACGCCTGTACGACTCATAACATCTTCAGAAGAAAATGTAGGAAGATCTGCTTCCAATGCTTGACGTTGACTTTCTGTCAATTGAACATTTCTTTGAGCACGTGCTTTGCTTAAACCACGCGCCATTGCATTTTGAATTTGCGCTTCTTTGCTAGTTTGTAATTCATCAAGTTTGGTTGCAATTTCATCTGCGCTAAGCGTTGGCGTAGATAAACCAGTAAAAACTGTACCTTCTGTTGGTGTACCTGGAGATAAAACAGTAAAACGACCTGGACGGCCCATTTCTCCTACACGAGCTTCCCGACCTTCAACAATTACAACCGGAGTTGGCGTTTGATAACGCTGCACTTTTGCGGCTTCTTCTTGTAAACGCATTCCAGGTTTTTCAAAGATACGTTCTTGAAAAATATATTTAGGTTTTGTAACAAGTGTTTCGGCTTGATCAATGACCGGTTCTTGCGTGACTTCTTGAACTGCTTGGGTCATTGCAGCATCGACCGGAGGATTGGCTCCAGTGCGTTGAGCAAAGTTTTTATATTGTACTTCAAGCGCATTAGCGCGTGCATTGATTTGACCAACATCTCTAGCGCCAAGGACATCGCGGACTGCAACTTGAGCAGCACGAGCAGCTTCTTGATCTTGGGCTGCATTTAATGCATTGACTGCATGTTCAACGTGCTCAGGATTTTCTGCTTGTTGTTGAACGACCATGCTGGGCTCAGCGTAATTTTGTTCTTGAAGATATTGACGAGCAAAGTCACCTTGCGCCGCAGCTTGCGTTGTGTTTTGTTCTTTGCGTGCAGCATCAATAACATCCTGTGCTGTAGCACTATACGCGCGTCGAACCTGAGCTTGTTGACGAGCCTGTTCGGCCCGTGCTTCGGGTAGCCGCATTTCTTCGGCTAGTTCTTCTGTTTCAACGTGTTTAAGCAATTCAGGATCAAACAATAAAGAACGAGCGGGATCACTGCTAAATTCTTTAAATGTACTAGGAGTTCGAGAATAATAAGTAGACGGAAGATTTGTAGTCTGTCCTTGTAAACGTTCTTGCAAAAACTCAGTTGCGGAAGGCAACCGTTTTTGCTCCATTGGAATTAAAACGTTATTAATAAAATTTAAATCTCTTTTTATTTCTTCCGGATTAATAGGAGAATAAGTTGGGCCAAGGTCTTCAACCTTGACTTGTTTAATCATGTCTTGCAGGTTGCCCTGTCTCACTCCTTGCGGACGCTCGGCCCGTGCTTGGCGTGTAAATTCAATTGCTTCTTGTTGACGTTGGATTGCTGTGGTAGGAGCTGGACGAGACGGAGGAACAACTTCTTTGGGCGCTAAATATTCAGCTGCAACCCGACGAACGTTTTTGGGACTAAAAGAACTTAAGTCAACAGTGGCGCCTGTCTTTAATCCTTGCGCCAAACGACGAGCACCAATGGCGCCAGCGGCTAATGCACCTGCACCAAGGGCAATTTTCCCTAATGCGTCAAGTAATCCACCCTCTTCTTGTTGTTCTTCACGGTTTTGTGCGGCGTACGCAGCAAGATTAGGGTCCATATGCCACCTAATTGGTTTATTACCCGGTTATTTGTCTGTCAACATTCTATTGTTGATGAATCCAAGAAATAAACCAGTTATTATTGAAGAATAACGCTATTTAGACCAAGGATGGACGCTGGAACGCGCCAAAAACGGGTCGAAGCCCTGGAAGCCATCAAAAACAAAGCCGTAAATATGGCAAAAGAAGGGCGTGACTCTTTGGAAGTCCGTGATTTTGTGACTTCGGCTAAAAAAGAACTGGCATATGAGCTCCCCGATGAGGATGCTTTTAAAAAAGCAATGAATGCAACGCTCGCATACAAGGCAAAGAAGGGAGAATAATAAATTTTTCTAATCGTAAATAACGCCGGGGAGAAAGACCCCGGCTTTTTTGTGTAGAAATTTGGGTAAAGCCTTAAAAATTACTACATTATTGCATTTTTACTTCAACGGAAAAGCCCCTTATAGGGCCAAATAGGGTACAAAATTACCTGACGCTTCTCCCACCACCCATCCGACTGCGATTGTGGGGAGAAAAAAAAGAAGTACGTGGTGTATGCATTGCGAGCGAAGGGAAACGCTCACTGCGTTCGCTGAGGGAGGGCAACGCTCACTACGTTCGCTAAGTTTTAGACACCAAAGCGCAGGATTTGTCAAGTAATGTTAGCAAATCAGGATATTTCGGTGGGAATTTAACGATTGATACGAATTCATATCGTGCTCGAAAGTGGGGAAAGCCCCGCGCCGCAACAACTTTCAGATGAAGACTGTGACTTTGATTCTGTTAGGAATTGTAGTTGCATTTACATTGCTTGGCACTGCGCGTAGCGCAGGTAAGTCCAAGGGTTTACATCCACATCACAGGAGTTCACCATGATTCGTCACCACCTATCCATTGCACTGATCCATGCAGCCAACGTAGTTGCCAAGGATCAAAGCAAGGAGAAGATCCAGGCATTCGTTAAGGCTACCCGTCGAAAGGTAGCCAAGGCGATTGAGCCTAAAGACTGATCCGTATCCAAGGTGCACGAGGGGGGCCTCCCTAATAATGGCCGTTACTTGTCACGTTGATTCGTATTCAAGCGAGTCTGCTGGTGCAAACCCAGCAGCAACTATTGCCCAAAGCAGAGATGGGCACTGCACACGTGGAGTAGATCCATGACTGTCTACGTCGTCAGCCTTGGTGATCTGTACCAAGATCATCTGCTGTCTGTGTTCTCTAGCCGTCAAGCGGCTGAGCAATGGATACAGACTGCTGATGTCGAAGAAGGAGAACATTATTTCATCTCTGAAATGAAGGTTCTCAGCTGATCCGTCAAAGCGGGTGACCAGGTGCAAACCCTGGTCCAGTTATTGCCCAACGTGGAGATGGGCACCACACATTCAACACCACACCATGTCTACTCCTGACAAAACCCTGGCAGTTGAAACCAACCAAGCCATCTATTTCTTCTTCGTTTACACCGAAGGAAATGTGGCACACGTAACCAAGCTGGTCCGTAAAGGTCAGAAGGGTTACGACCAAAGCACCAGCTTGTCTCTCGCTGGTGCTCGCAAGTTGTATTCAAAGCTTGCCAACAGCTGATTTCTGCATCAAGCCCTGTCATTGCACAGGGTTTCTTGCAGGATTCACTCCTGCTAGTCCCTTACTTCACATTAACAATGTTCAGTAACACCATTGTCGGCAACATCGCCCACCTGGAAGTTGCAGTGCATGAAGGTCGCGAGTTTCTTGCGATCACCATGTACGTCAAGGACCAGTACGACGGTGTTTGCCGCATCAAATTCAACAACAGCAACGGTCTTCACACGGCATACAACAACGGTACGTTGTCGGTCGGCCAGCAGCTTATCCTTACGCAGTGGGACGTGCGGATCAACAGTATCCGTACGCACTACTTCAAGGATGACCAGCTGATTGCTCTCAAGTATCCGGAAGTTGCATTGACGCGTGTTCGTGCTGTTATCGGGTCAGCTCCAGAGCCAAAGCCTGCAGTTGCACAACAGCAACCCAAGGCTGAACCAACGCTCGCTGAGCTGCCCTTCTAATTATTGTTCTCAGTAATCTGACGACTGCACTTAACCCTTCCGTTGATACGAATTCGTATCGGCGGTGGGTTTTCTGCAGTCCTCACCCAGGACTGCCTCTGTCTACACAACCTTAACTCACATGAAACACATTGCTCGCATCGGCAAGAATCAATTCGTTCACCTTGATTCTTATGGGTCTCGTTATGAGACGCCCGTTGCCAACTTCTTTGTCGGCCTCCTCGCTACTGCTATTGCAGTCATGACGATGTGCGCCGCAGTTGGCATCGACATCACCAACATCAACCAAGGTCAGAACCATGAACAGCCTAAGCACTGACACTGCACTCATTGAGGAGCGCATTAACAACCTGACGAAAGTCCTGGTTGAGCGCTACGAAAAGATGTATCCTACCAATTACGGCTCACTGAGGTTTGACGTACAGCGTGGTACTAAGTACTACAAGATCATTGAGATCACCAATGCCAACGAGACGAGACCATCCTCGTCCGTCCATGCATTTGTCTCACGTCAGACCGGTGCCGTCTACAAGCCAGCCAGCTGGAAAGCTCCGGCTGCTCACGTCCGCTACCAACTGCTGGATGACACGTCCTATGAGGCATGTCTACACAATGCCGATTGGGCAGGCTCCTACCTCTACATGAGGTAACAGAGGTTGGTCCCCATTCCCCCCACTGCCACTACCGGTGGCGTGGGAGGGGGTGCTGGGGACTAAACCTAGTACTTGCATCCAGCTCTCATCTCGCTATCTTCTTACCGAACTCCATTCAACTCATGGAAGCCATCAGTCAACTCGACATCCAAAACCCTGACCATGTCTCTGTGATTACCAGGGAAGGCAAGGTCACGATCTCTGTCATGAAAGACGGAACATCTGTGACCCTTGGACTGCCGATCCGTCAGGTAATCAACACAACTCCTCGGCCTGCGCTCCAGCAGGACGGTGAGATGGCACTGGTCAAGAAGATTGTGTCTGGTGATCGCCCCAAGCGTGTTAAACCAGACGCTTTCTGTAACGCCAAGCTCTCCGAAGGAGATGTCCGCGAGATCAAAGGTGTCCTTGCAACGCCTTCAATCATGAAGGAATTCAAGAGCCTCAATCGCGCTTACATCGACATCGGTAAGGCGTACGGCGTTAGCCAACACACCATCTCCAATATCCACAAGGGAAGGGCCTGGTCCCACGTCCAAGCCTGACCTACGGGGGTAGTACGCACGTACTATTAATGACCCACGTCCTGAGCATGACGTTAAACTGCTCAACCCTTTTCACCACATTAATTCAAACCATGACTCAACTCGATGTGAACTACAACGCTGACTTGCTTGACGCCATGGCTGACATGGCTCATGAACAAGAGCAAGCCATGCGTGAATCTCAACAGACCGAATGGTCACTCATTGAAGACAACGGTACCTTCGTTGGCTTCCAAACAACGAATGAATGGGAGGGCGTTATCTATGACGACGAAGACGCACCATAAAGATAACGACATCATCATTGTCATCATCACAATCATTTCAATCATCATCACGGAACTAATCCAATGCTTCACCCCACGACACAAGCCATCGCTGAATCCTTTGGCTACATCCCCTTCTCCGAAGAGGAAGGTCAAGAACAGTACCAAGCCGAAGTCAACTACGACCCAAGTGCATTCGACTCAGAAGACGAAGACACGCACCCGGTCAACGGCTCGGTCTACATCGACAAGCAAGGCGTCTACCGCTGCTACTGGAAACCACAGTGCAGCGAAGAAGAACTCGAAGGCTGGTACGATGTCCCAACCAACGAGGAAATCGAAGAATGGTCCCTCGACTCAGTCTGCTTCACCCCAGGTGATGACGAAGTCGAGCCCGACCATCCCGACAGTTGGCTCTCAATCCTTGGCTTAATCTAACCAGGTACAACACCATGGGCACTCAAGTTCAAAACGAGATTCCTGCATTGTCCATCAATCAAAGGAATCTTTATCTTTACTACTTGAATCACAAGCGTAAGCATCCAAATGCTCCATGTTTTGTACCAAAGATTCCAGTCCAAGGAAATCGAATGTCCGACTACCTCAAGATGATTGAACGTCTTGAGGAAATGAAGTTGATACGCGTTGAACGTATCAGCGATAACTACACAGGTTGGATCATTCGTGAGCCACATACCTAACAAGTATTAGCCTGGGCAACCGCAAGGTGTAAGTCCCAGGCTTTTCATTCCATTGCACACCAACTAACCATGGAACAAACCAAGAAGTATCCTGAGTTCCCAACGAATGAATACGCGCATTTGCAGCGGATCATCAAGGAACTCAAAGAAGTCCTCGAACGTGATGGCAAACGTCATGAAATGGATCAGGACTTGACTCCATCCATGCGTGCACTGTTAGAGGACGAGATCATTCCAGTGCTTGAAAACGAACTGGACTACGATCCCACAGATGACATGGGCGGTGAACCACCGATCACTGCAGCAGAAATGCACCATGCAGCCTGGGTACAGCACCGGGAATTACATGGATGAATTCATTCCAATCACAACGTCATCTCGTACTGGTCCTTACGGTAGAGACATCATCTGTCCACACTGTAACCAGGTAACAACCGTTGGTCACTTTGCGTGGGTCACCATGCAATGCAACGGTTGTTTGCAGGATGTACCAAAGGTTGAATACAAGATGCGTACAACTACCGCAAAGTTAAGAAATCATTAAGACATTGGAGTACCCCTACAACCCCGCAGGGAGTACCAGGGGGGAACCTTATCTTCTATTAGATAAACCAATGTCTTACTCTCCATTCACTCACCTTACTTACCATGCCTGACAACACTCCCCGCATACCAGACTCCATCGACATGCAACGACTCTCTGCTATGCAACTCGTAGCAAAGATGAAGGAATCAGCCGATAAATGTGGTGTTGGATTCGTTGGTGGATTCATTGCACCCAACGGTGAGAAATTCATGATGTCCAACATGTCTGATGAAGACACCCAATTCCTTTTACCGGATGACCTCAAATGAAACAAGTTATTTACCGTGAAGTAATTAGCATTGATGGTAGGGATTACACAGTTTCAAGCTGTGATTATTCCGAATCAATTGCTAGTTTGATTACAGATGAAATCTTGGAAGATGACAACCAAGAGATCATCAATCACATTGTTGATGACATTACTAATTCACAATGAAACCCAAAAGAATCGGATCAAAATCCAATGTAAGTTCAATGTTTGACTACGATGATCGCAACGTCATCATTGATGATGTAATCGACAAGTTCAACTTTGAAAAAGTCCACGTTGCAATGGTTGCGCTGGACTGGGGTTGGCACACTACAGAAGGCAATGGACTTGCCGTACCTTCTGTTGCCAAGCTCAAAGCTTGCGCACGTCACTTACTACGTGAAGCCATCAACCATAAATGTGTTGCAACCGGAGGGTTTGTAGCACGTTACCTTCCCAAGGTTGATGACGAACCAGAGCAATTCACTTTGCAGTTCATTGTTGAATCCATTGATTCTGATGGTCATGACTAAACGCTCAGCCTTCAACTTCGACAAGACCATTGCCGGAGTCAACATCACAGAACGTGGGATCAAGTCGTTCACCAAATCGATACGGCTTGGTCCCATCCAGATCACTCTTAATGCCAGGCCATCAGGTATGCTTGGGTCGATCTCGATCCCAGGCACTGGCTTGAGTAAACGAAACATTAAATTATTCTGAAGATACGTCCTGGGTATGACGTTAAACTGCATCCACTATTCCATTGCAATTCAATTCAATGTCTGTAGCAAATGATTACTTCGGTCTATTTGATCGCATCAACATTGCTAATTGTGCAATGCGTCGTGCCAACGAAAACTTAATGGATGCTGATCGTTTCACCGGTGAGTACCAAACCGTAAGGGCTTGGACTCACTACCGGTGCGTCATCACTAAAACCTATTCCTACGTTGAAACTTACTGATGACTGTCCTTGCAATCGAAGACACTTTTATTGATGGATCTGATGTCACAGTTACAGCAGTGGTTGAAGACATGCGTTTGCTTTATCGGGCAACGCATTACGAACCTGAAGAATGGGCTCCTGCTCTTTGCTCAGCAACTTTCCAGTTGGATGAGGGAGAACAAATCCCTCTTGATGAAGATGGCTTCTGCAGCTATCTTGATTCACTCGATCTTTACTGGCAACTCGTCGATACCTCTGACTACGACGTAGACTGATCCATCGTCCTGGGCATGACGTTAAACTGCCTACCACATCACCACATACCACACCATGCAATTCCAACTTCCCCAACATCTGCAAACAGAACTGCTGGCGTACGACCCCAAGCTCAAAGCCTTGGCTCGTCAGACAACTGATCGCAAGCCAGCCAAGAAGTCTAAGTATCCGCACGGCAATGTCAACGATCTTATCCCTGTTGAAGTTGTCCGTGCTTCATTGCAACAAGATGCAGTTGATCTGATCAACAGCAATCCGGCAAACGCTAGATACTATGCCTTTACCAGGCTTGTGAACGTGGCATCTTCACAAGCACACACCCTGACTTACGCCATCCTTTATCACTACGAACAATGCTGGTACGCAGCATGGCTGCCGCCTAAAGGCAAGGAGAAAGACTACGTTTACGGTTATGCCATTGCCTTCAAAGACACAGCGGCTGCTGCTAAAACAGTTCCTGGCAACTTCTGGCGGGAACGTGATACCTATGAAGTCAAACAATATGGACGCACTACGTTTTACATCAATACACAACTGGTTACTAAACAAGATATTATCAACGGCGAGACTGATCGCAACTGGCGTGCACCACACGCTGCTAGTTACTACGAAAAGTCCAGGGATTTATCCCGTGTACTGAAACGTTTCGAAGACGATTTGTTTGCCACAATTCCTACTTGGGAAGATGGCAAAACTTTTGAACGTCTGATAACAACACACATCTATCAGCTCATGAATTTCCCAAGGTCCATGGCTTTGGAATTCACCGATGATTGGCTGCCAACCCCTGACTCTATGTTCGAAAAAGCTGCACGTATTCGTCAGCTCACAGACATGGAAGGTGGTTATGCACTGAATGAACACCGTAAGTTCCTGGCTGTCAAACACATTCTTGATACACCGTTTTTCCGTCGGTGGATGCAAGAGAAATACACCGATGCTATCAATGCTTTCAATGATCCTGAAACAACCAAGAAGAAGGATGTCACTAAACATTTCGGCGTAGTTAATCAACTTGCCGAAAAGATTTATTACGTCACTAAGATATGGCCCGATTGTCCACTTGATTTCATTCAATCCAATATTGACGCATTACTTGGTACTGCATTCCGTGAACATTCAAACGGCTATGCACTGACCAACGAATGGTTGCGTCAACACATGCCTGTTGCCTCATTCTTCCAGATGCTCAGGAAATTCTATGACAAAGCGAAAGCTGACTATGAAATCCATCATCATTCCTATGCGCTTACTGAATATGGCATTCATGTCTTTTCATTCCACCATTGGAACGACACCGTCTCCATGATGGAGCGCATGCTTTCTAAATTTGTAGAGACAGGTGAGCAGCTGGCGCCACCCAAGCGCTGGCGCATTGAAGAATTCCATGACTACATTCAGGCAGAATCCTGGAAGATCCTCAATCCCAATGAGGGCCTGCCCCAGGATCTATTCCCTGAACCAACCAAGGTTCAGCTGGATGGTCAAACCTGGACATTCTTCCAGCCTCACGACACACATCAACTAGCTATGTGGGGTCAAGCCGTACGCAATTGCGTTGGCTCTGCCTCTCACTACGCTGAAGACTGCAAGAAGAAGAAGCACTTCCTTGTACTCTGCATGATTGATGGCAAGCCTCAGTTCACCATTCAGCTCATCGTTGAGATGGGCATGATGTCCGTCAAGCAAATTGTTGGGCTATCCAACAAACGCTTGGAGGAAGAACAGAAGGCTCAATACACCAAAGCCTTTGGCCTTGCCTTGCAATCCCGTGAGGCTACGCTAAAGTCCTGACAACACAAACTGACCAGCCTTAGTCTCAGTATTAGGGCTGGTCTTATCTATGACACACAACTACACCGATGATCAACTCCTCGCCATGGCTATGGCAAATATTGGTGACTTCATCCATGACAACTCACCTCATTACGTCTTGATCGAAGACGATCCGCGTAATGATGAGGATTATGACAGTTGGCAATATGGTATGGAAGTATTACCTCATGATCACACTTGGCAGCATGCGTCAATAGACGTATGTGTAAGTCCAAGCGATGCAGACGTGACGGAATAGGTATACGTAACGCACTTAAAATGCGTCGAGCATTTGCTCTTGCGGGTTCAACTCCCGCCGTCTGCACCAATTCACCTACTCAATTCACACCATGCAAATCTTTGCTGCATTCAAATCAATCATCCCTGAGTTCCATGCTTTCTCTGACAACGAGAATCGTTACAACCTCGGTGCAACTTGGACTGCACCAGATGGTCTCAAGGACTACCACAACTTGGAACTCCGTTATGTACACAACTCTGAGCGCCTTGCGTTGCAGGGCGATCCTCAGCCGGATGGCAGTTGGAAGTACACCGAACCTAATGGTCAGGTCCACACCATTACACCAGAACGTGCTAAGCACTTCATGGAGCAAACCCATCAGCACGCCACAATCATGTGCGCCATGCTTGATAAGCTTCAAGAAGCAGGCGTAATGCAACCAGTGGTGGACACCCAGGTTCAACCTGCCTAAACTACACGCGGAACCTCTGGAGCCCCTGCGGAAGCGGGGGCTTTTCTCTATGATCAGCCAATCTCAAAACGATCCCATTGATCTTGATTTGGTCGATAAAGTTGTTGCCATGATTCCCAAAGAAACATGGTCAGCTGTCATCGATGCCATCGTTGGTAACATCGTGGACAATATGCCAGGCTCTGTGCTTGAGCGTTTAACAGGATCAGTGGATAACTTTGATCGTGCAGAAGAAATCCTTTTGGATTACTATCGCATTGATACTCGTCATGAAGATCTGATCATTGATGCATTCAAAATTTTGGGTGCAGAAAACACTTTGTATTTACTTGATTCATTACAACTTGATAAATACGTTGAGGTCCGCCATGGATCTACTGATACCGCACCATGTTCCATTGATCCACAATGAACTGTCCTGTTTGCTCAAGCAAGCACACACGCGTTACATGCACTAATCATTTCAAAGGATTTACAAAACGTTATTGTCGTTGCCTTTCGTGCAATGCCAAGTATCGTACCGTCGAGAAGTACGAAGGTGCAAAACCTGGACCAGCCAAAGGAACACCTAGGCCTGGCAAGATTGCACGTGGCAGTGAACATGGCTCTGCCATCTTGACTGAAAAGAATGTTTTGCACATGCGACGTATGCATGCTTGGGGTATGACCCTTCAGGTTATTGCTGATAAATACGGTATGAGCACCTCGTACATTTCACGCATCATTAACCGCAAAGTCTGGACTCACATCTAATGGCAACCAAAGCACAGTTCCGTTACGCCGTGGGTGATCGCGTTGCAGAACGTCCCAAAACCCATGGCATTTTTACCAACAATCCACAAGTTAAACAACGCATTGCACAACACAGAACTCAGCGGTATGGTACCGTCATTGCTACCAAAGAAAAGCGTGACTCCCGTGGCAATGCCATTAAGGTATTGATTATCCAATGGGATCATTTAACATCACCCACTGAACATCCACAAATGCGCATTTGTCCTATTGATTATTTAGATCAGCTCAGCAAAAATGTTTCCGTACCTGGAGAGTAGTCATGCATGTTGATTTGGTATGGGTAACGCCTAATGCAGAAGAGATGATTGTCAAAATGGCTCGCGTCTCTGCTCCAAAGAATCAAGACAACATGGACACTGCTCCTAAGTTGTTGCGTTACTTGATCAATCACAAACACTGGTCGCCGTTTGAGATGT